ACCCTTCCCAGCCCCATTGTGCTGTCGGCAGAGGGAGGCCTGCTGTCCATCCAGGACGCCGACCTGCCATTCATCGAGATCACCTCGATGACTGAGCTGCAGGAGGCTTACACCTGGCTGACCAGCAGCGACGAGGCCAAGTCCTACAAATCGGTGGCACTGGACAGCATCAGCGAGATCGCCGAGGTCTGCCTGAACACCGAGAAGAAGGCTACCAAAGACCCACGCCAGGCTTACGGTGCGATGCAGGAGCAGATGGCCGACATCATTCGCGCCTTCCGCGACCTGCCTGGCCGCCACGTCTACATGAGCGCCAAGCTGGAGAAGACCCAAGACGAAATGGGCCGAGTGCTGTACGCGCCCAGCATGCCTGGCAACAAGACCGGCCAGGCGCTGCCCTACTTCTTCGACGAGGTGCTGGCCCTGCGCGTTGAGAAGGATGGCGACGGAGCCACCCAGCGTGCGCTGATGTGCGACTCGGATGGCCTGTGGCTGGCCAAGGACCGCAGCGGCAAGTTGGATGCCTGGGAGGCACCGGACCTGAGCGCAGTGTTTGCCAAGATTGGGGGCAAGGCATGAACTATACAAAAACAGGCGGGTCAGCGTTTCCGCAAGGCAACGACCGCGTTGTAGCGGCTGTATCCATTAAACAAAGTCAAGGCATGACCCTGCGCGACTACTTTGCGGCGAAGGCGATGCAGGGACTGATGGACGCAGCAATGCCGATGCCGGAGATTGCTCAGGCTGCATACCAAATGGCCGACGACATGCTGAAAGCGAGGACCGCATGAAGACGATGGAGCAAATGGCAGCCGAATGGCTGGAGGCCAAAGAGGCCGAGCGTGTAACAGTCGAAAAGCGCCGCGACATCGAGGACTCCATGCGCAAGGTTGCAAGCATCCGTGACGACACTGAAGGCACCGAGACCCTGGCGCTCGAAGGCTTTCGGGTCAAGGTCGTGGGCCGCATCGACCGCAAGGTGGATGCAGACAAGGTGCAGGAGCTGGCCGCAGAGGCTGGCCTGACAGATCACCTCTCGACACTGTTCCGCTGGAAGCCGGAGATCAACATGGCCATCTGGAAGGCCGCCGACGAACGCATCACTCGGCCACTGGCTGGCGCAATCACGGCCAAGCCTGGCCGCCCTTCTTTCACCATTGACATCATCAAGGAGTAATTCATCATGGCTTTTCTCGGACAAACTTTCGACGCAAACGAACTGCCGCAAGGCACTGGCGGCAACTTCGAGCCGCTGCCGGAAGGCAACTACAACGCCAGCATCACACAGGCTGAGCTGAAGAACACCAACGACGGTGGCGGCCAGTACATCAAGCTGCGCCTGGACATCACCGGTCCAACGCACCAAGGCCGGGTGGTGTTCTCAAACCTCAACATCAAGAACGCAAGTGCCAAGGCCGAGGAGATCGGCCGCCAGCAGCTTGGCGAAATCATGCGTGCGGTCGGGCTGGCCAAGGTGACCGACACCGACCAGCTCATCGGTGGCAATGTCAACGTCAAGCTGACCATTCGCGCAGCACGCACTGATGAGAAGACCGGCAAGACCTACGACGCCAGCAACGAGGTCAAGGGTTACCGAGCCATCAACGGTGGCGCAGCACCAGCAGCGTTCAAGGCTGCAGCACCCGCAGCAGCTCCGGCAGCAGCGTCTGCACCTGCCAAGGCTTCGCCGCCCTGGGTGAAATCCAAGTAAGCAAGAAAAAGCCCCAGGAACCGTGATGAACCTGGGGCTGAAGTGGCAACTACCAAAAGGAGACGGGCATGAAGATACCCGAGTCAGAGCATACCATCCAGGCGCTGATTGACAAAGCGCACGAAGCAAAGGCCGAGCAGCCAAGGGGCCACATGGGCTGCAGCCAGCTTGGCCACGCATGCGACCGCTGGCTGTGGCTGAGTTTTCGCTGGGCCGTGCAGCCCAAGTTCCCTGGCCGCATCCTGCGCCTGTTCAGGCGTGGCCAGATGGAGGAGGCCACCATCGTGTCGGACCTGCGCGCCATCGGCCTCGATGTGCGTGGCTCAGGCAAACAGCAGACGCGCGTGGACTTCGGCTGCCATGTGTCCGGCAGCCTGGACGCCATCATCGAGTCTGGCGTGCCAGAAGCGCCAAAGAAGCGCCACATTGCCGAGTTCAAGACCCACAGCAAAAAGTCATTTGACGACCTGCTCAAAGCTGGCTCGGTGGCCAGTTCCAAGCCTGAACACTTCGTCCAGATGCAGCTTTACATGCACGGCACCGAGATTGATCGGGCCTTGTACGTGGCGGTCTGCAAGGATGACGACCGCATCTACACCGAGCGCGTGCGATACGACCAGGTGGTGGCTGAGAAGTACATTGACCGCGGCCACCGTCTGGCGATGGAAGACCGCATGCCGCCACCGATCAGCACCGATCCATCTTGGTATCAGTGCAAGTTCTGCGATGCGCATGATTTCTGCCACCAGAGCAAGACCACCCAGCATGTGAACTGCCGCACCTGCGCCCACAGCACGGCCAAGTCGGACAGCACCTGGCATTGCGCCAAGTGGGATGACACGATACCGCTGGAGGCCCAGCGCACCGGATGCGAGAGCCATGTCCTGCATCCCGACTTGGTGCCTTGGCAGCGCAAGGACGGGCCGGACGAGTGGACGGCTGTGTATGAGATCAATGGCGTGAATCTGGCCAATGGCGATCCTGAGCAAGAGGGTGTCTACGGCTCCAAAGAGTTGCTGGCCAATGCCGCTGCCTGCGCCAGCGGTGATTCGTTCATCGCCGAGATGCGCAAGGATTTTGGCGGGAGGATTGTCGGATGATCGACTTCATTTCATCAAACCCCAACGCGCACCCACAGACAGTGGCTTGCGCTCGCCTGCTGGCCGCGATTACTGCTCAGGCCATTGAGGATGCATCGAGCAAGCAGGCCACCGGCGCGGAGAACTTCGCAGCCGTCGACTGGCTGTTCAGCAAGACCTCCTCCTTTGAAGACTACGCTCGCCTGATCGGCGCGGACGCAGAACAAATTCGCACCGCCTTGCTGGAGCCTCCTCCAGACATCGAGCCAAAGAGCAGCAAGTTCGATGCAAGCAATCGCCGCTACTTGAGAGCCTCCTACATGAAGTGGCTGACAAGACGAGCAGCGGAGGAAGCAGCGCTGAAGAAGGCAATGGAGAAGAACACATGAGCGACATCCATTCATGCAGCTACCACTGCAACCGGACGGAGTGCATCAAAGCGCAGCGAGACGAACTGCGCGAGAGGCTGGCACAGTCAGAGCAGGAGCCGGTAGCGTGGCTAGATGGCCCACATTTGGTAGTTCGTTTGGATATGCGTAACCGCTTGAACTACCAAGGGCCGTGGGTTGATTTGGGAAGGGCAATTCCAGACAAATGGACTCCATTCCTCTACACCGCCCCACCACAGCGCACATGGGTAGGGCTTGACCACCAAGACAAAAAGAAGTTTAGTTCTTGGTTAGACCACAAAACAGATGATGAAGTTTTCACAGCCATTGATGATTTACTTAGAGAGATGAACACATGAAAGATGACATCATCCGCATGGCGCGGGAGGCTGGATTCTTTCCTGATTGGAACTGGGATCGGACAAATTGGCACGCCGCTGGATTTAGTGGATCGTTTGAACGTCTTGTCGAGCTTGTCCGTGCTGACGAGCGTGAGGCGTGTGCGAAGGTGTGTGAAACGCAATCGGCGCGGTGGCATACCGACCAGCGTGACGTTTACGTTGCTCAAGAATGCGCCGCCGCCATCCGAGCAAGGGGGAGCGATGCTGCGTGACTACCAACAGCGCACCATCGACCAGCTCTATGCCTGGTTTGAGGCTGGCCACCACGGCAATCCATGCCTGGTGCTGCCGACCGGCTCAGGCAAGAGCCACATCGTGGCCGCGCTGTGTAAGGACGCCCTGCAGAACTGGCCGGAAACGCAGATTCTGATGCTCACGCATGTCAAGGAGCTGATCGAGCAAAACGCCGAGAAGATGCGCCTGCACTGGCCAGGCGCGCCGATGGGCATCTACAGCGCCAGCATCGGCAAGAAGCAGCTCGGTGAGCCGATCACCTTTGCAGGCATCCAGTCGGTGCGCAGCAAGGCCAAGGAGCTGGGCCACATCGACCTGGTGATCATCGACGAGTGCCACTTGGTCAACCACAAGGACGAAGGGGGCTACCGCCGCCTGCTGGCCGAGCTGAAGTCCATCAACCCTGCGCTGAGGGTGGTGGGCCTGACGGCCACGCCTTACCGCCTGGGGCATGGCCTGATCACCGACAAGCCGGCGCTGTTCGACGCCCTGATTGAGCCTGTGACCATCGAGGAGCTGATCTTCAAGGGCTACCTGGCCACGCTGCGCTCCAAGGTCACCAAGGCCAAGCTGGACACCACTGGCGTGCACAAGCGTGGCGGTGAGTTCATCGAGGCCGAGCTGCAGGCGGCAGTCGATACCGACGACAACAACCAGCGGGTTGTGCGTGAGGTGATTGATCTGGCAGGAGACCGCAAGGCCTGGCTGGTGTTTTGCACAGGCGTCAAGCACGCCCACCACGTAGCCGAAGTCCTACAACAGCAAGGCATTGCCGCTGACTGCGTGACGGGTGAAACGCCGAAGAAAGAACGCGAGCGAATGCTTTCTGACTTCAAGGCTGGCCGCTTGCGTGCGCTGACCAATGCTAATGTCCTGACCACCGGCTTTGATTACCCTGACATTGACCTGATCGCCATGCTGCGCCCGACCATGAGCGCCAGCCTGTATGTCCAGATGGCAGGCCGAGGCATGCGGGTTAAGAGCCACACCGACCACTGCTTGGTGCTTGACTTTGCTGGCGTGGTGGCAACGCACGGTCCGATCACCGCGGTGCAGCCGCCCAAGAAGGCAGGCGACGGCAATGGCGAGGCACCAGTCAAGGTCTGCGACAACTGTGGCGAGCTGTGCGCCATCTCGGTGGCCAACTGCCCTGCCTGCTGCCATGCCTTTCCAGAGCCTGAGCGCAAGATGCTGGAGCTGCGCAACGACGACATCATGGGCCTAGAGGGAAAAGACCTCGAGGTGACGAGCTGGAACTGGCGCAGGCACATCAGCAAGGCCAGCGGCAAGGAGATGTTGTCCTGCACCTACTATGGCAGCCTGTCCGACAGGCCGATCACCGAGTACCTGCCTGTGCTGCATGACGGGTATGCAGGCGACAAGGCCATGCGCCAACTGATGACGATGGCAACATCGTCCGGTGCGAATCTGGCCCAGGCCACGCACATGGAAGGCAGCGAAGGGCTGGAGTACCTGGCCGTGCAGATGAGCAACAGCCAGCCGCCCAGCAGCATTGAGTACAAGATGGACGGGAAGTTTCACCGTGTTTTGAAAAGGAGTTGGGCATGACCACCAGACCAGCAGAGCCACAGTTCCTGCTTGACTACCGCCAGTGGGTGAAGTCAGGACCGCCGAAGTGCTGTTTTACTTGCGAGCATTTCAACCAGTCCGGCCATTGCCTGGTGTTCGACATGACGCCACCCGAGGACTTTGCGGCCACGGTTGATGGCTGCGATAAGTGGGAGTTTGAATGTCCGTTCTGACCGACCGCATCCCCACCGAACACGAAGAGCAACGCGAGCTGGTGCGCTGGTTTCGGCAGAGCTGGCCTGGCGTGCGCATCTTTGCGATCCCCAACGGTGGTGCTCGCAGCAAGGCCACTGCTGGCCGCCTGAAGGCAGAAGGCGTGGCCTCTGGCGTGCCGGACCTGTTTATTCCTGCCTGGAGGCTGTGGGTGGAGATGAAGCGCACCAAAGGCGGCAGCCTGAGTGCCGAGCAAAAAGACTGGATCGCATATCTGGAAAGTGTGGGATTCTGTTGTATAGTGGGAAAAGGTGCTGACGATGCCAAGAGGCAGATCAGTGCCTTTTTCAACCAACGCAAGGACACACTATGAGCACTCGCATTTACGTGGTCACGGACACCGAGACCAACCGCCACCGCCTGATTCGCGCAGCCAACCAGGCCCAGGCCATCAAGTACGCCGCCTCGACCCGGTTCGATATCGAGGTGGCTGGCCAGGACGATCTGGTGAGCCTGCTGACGCACGGCATTCCTGTGGAGCTGGCCACCGCCCAGGCCATTGCAGACATGTTCGAGGATGTGGTCACCAATGCCGGAGGCACCGACTGATGGCCACCGAGAAGACAAAGGACCGCTACATGACGATCCGCATCCCTGCTGATGTGGAGCTGGCTCTGCGCCGCCAGGCCGAGCAAGACACCAGGACGCTGGCCGCCCAGGTGCTGCACTACATCAAGCAGGGGCTGGCAGACGAAGGCAAGAAGGTGGCCGCATGAAGTGCCCTGTCTGCAAGGCCTGGGTGCTTGTCAAGGAAAGCCGTCCACGACCTGACAACACCATGTATCGGCGCTTGGAGTGCGCCAATGGCCACCGCTTCGTGACCGAGGAGCGGGTTGTCAGAGTCATCGCTGCGAAAAAGGCAAAAGACTAGGGTTTGTCCCTAGTTGCATAGATTGTGGGAAATCGTGGTAAGATGCAGTCATCGCAACCAACCAGCAAGGAGCTGAACGTGAAAGCTGCATACGAAATCCACAACCCAAGTTTCAACGACATGACCCTTGATGAGCAGATCGAGGTTGGCATCAATGACTGGTGCGCAGAAGGCCGTGATGGCCATCCATATTTTGGCCGGTCGAAAGAACAAGCTGAGTCCATCCGTGCGCAGTACGAAGGCGCTTGATCAACCCTGCGCCCTTCGGGGCGCTTCATCAACCAGCAAGGAGACCACCATGCAAGCCACACAACCTCAGCAACCCTCTTGGCTGGCCCAACGGTCCAGTCTGATGAACCCGAACTGGCGCTACGTGCCAGCAGCGTCCACCAACATCATGGAGCGCTTTCGCGCAATGGGCTGGGTGCCACCTTCGGAGGCCAAGAAATGAAGAAGATTCTCAACCTGGCGCTGGCCAGCTTGATCGGCATTGCCCTGGCCCTCCTGATCATGGAGTGGATGGTCGGCTGCGGTGAGACCTACATCGACTCCAAAGGCGTCAGCCACAAATATGCCTGCCTGTTTCTGGGCCTGGACAAATGAGCGGCTCACCTTCCAAGGTCGCCAAGTGCAAGCCAGTCAGGCTGGCCGCTGAGACGCTGCCGCCAAGCCCTGCACCTGGATACCTCAGAAGGATGGCCACCGCCATGCTGGTGGTGCTTGGAGTGACATTTGTCATCTGCCTGTGGATCGTCCTGATCGCTGCGTCTGCCGCCTTGGCACCAGACAGGCGCATCATCGACTGCAGCATGGCGTCATTCCACCCAGACTTTACGCCAGCTATGCGCGAGGCGTGCCGCACGCGCAAGCCCATGTAGCAGGTCTCAGGCAGTCATGCTGGCTGCCTTGGCCTTCACATCAGCGACGCGCCTGCCCCAGCCCTTGCCAAAGTCTGTCCAAGTCGGCAAGTTAACAAGAAAAGCAAGCCTGCGCTTGGAGTAGTCATCGACGAGCTGCTGCGCATCAAGGGCCGCCACAGCCGCCAAAGTCTTCGGGCCTATGCCACCATCCTGCTCGACGCCAACGCACGCCTGGAGCCACTTTGCAGCCCTTCCTGGGCCGCTGTTGATGGCGGCATCGAACACAGCATAGTCCACGCCGGACGGCAGGTCGTCGCCACGCACCTTGTCCCAGTATTTGGCCTTGTACAGAGGTGCCACATCGGCAGGCGTGAGCGCACGCATCGTCTTCTCGTCCACCTCATGGCCGCAATGCTCCTCCCAGACCTTCTTGGTGCAGCCGAGGTTCGTCATGCCGCCAGGGTCTTTGGGGTGATTTACAAAGCCGCCCTCGTGGTGCAGCACGGCAGCCAGCGCAGCGTCAAAATTCTGTTTCATGGTGTCCTCACTTGGTTGCTTTGGAGAGCAGATCGGTCTTGGCCTGCGAGCCAGCCGAGCTGCCGAAGTAGTAGGCAATGATCCCAGTCCAAGCTGTGCCCAGGCTGCCGAGCATCATCAGGATCGCCGGATTGTTGCTGTCGATCTGGTTGAAGAACATCATCACCATGATCCCAAAAAATCCCAGCGTCACAGCGCCAGCCAGGATTGGCGGCATCATCGAGCGAGTGGTGGCCTGCATCTCCCTAGCGCTCTTGCGGTCCTCGACCGCCAGTTTCTCAAAGTTCAGGCCCAGCTCCTGAGCCTGCTTTGCCAGCTCGATCTCGGCCAGCTTGACCTGAGCGATCTGATCTGCGGTCAGCTTGTTGCTGGCAATCAGGTCGCCGACTTCCTTCTCATCGACGCCAATGGCCTTGGAGACAGCCGAGACGGCCATGCCTGCCAGTGGGCCACCGAGCGCAGTGGCAATGGTTGGTGCGATCTGCTTGAGCCAGTCCATATCAGCTTCCTCTCTTGGTCAACATTGCGCTGGCAATCTCCAGCATGAATTTTGTCTGCTCCAGGTTTGCTGGCTGCGCTGCCCAGCCAACCGTGATCTGTCCAACGAAGCGATGCGAGTCTGGTGGGACGCTCACACGGCAGGTGTACGCAACACCCTTCTCAAGATACCAAAGTCCGACCTCAGACTGTGCATAGCGGTACTCGCCGCAGGGTATTTCATTGGTCATCAGCTTGACCACATCGGAATTGTTCGACGAGTTGTGCGTGAACAGGCCGACGTCAATGTTCTCAATGGTCTTGTCGCGTCCGTCCTTGGTGTAGGCCTTGTAGAGTGTCCTGGAGTTGAACAGCGGATTGACCTTGAAGATCGCCACCACCGTCGCACCAGTCTGCTTGAACAGCATCGTTGCCGCATCATCGGCTCGGTCTGTCCGTATCTCCGGCAGCTTCTGCGACTCCTTGTAGGCGTCGCGGATGAACTCCTGGCTCTCGTACAGGGCAAAACCAGCAAAGGCGATCACCGCCATCAGGATGACTGCGAACAGCTTGAAAGGGCTGTCCACGTACCCCAGAATCTTGTCCAGGGTGGTGTTGGCGTTGAGCTTCTCGGTCATACATGCCGCTGCATCGCATCCACCACGAAGTAGAAGGTCAGGCCCAGGACGAACACCGTGGTCAGGACAGCGATGCCAATCAAAAACATTTCGTCGATCTCGGCCTGCCTGCGCTGCTGGGCCTCTTTGCGTCTGCGCTCTGCCTTGGCGGCATCGGCCTCCATCTGCTTTGCCCTGGCCGTGATGCGCATCCAGACGTCCATTTTGTTGGACTGAAAGAAGAGCATCTTGACCTGCTCTTCAAATTCCCTTGCCTGCTCCAGAGCAAGTTCCAGCTCCAGCGCCTTGCCAAGCGCAGAGCCTTTGAATCCGCCAGTCTTGGCCTTCTCGACGACCTCGATGGCTTGAGCCTTGGCGTCAAAGTATTGCCCAAGCACCGGTCCCAAAGACTGGACATCCTGAACGGTCTTGACAGCCTTTTTGACGAGGTTTACCGCTGAAGATACCGCAGCAAGGGCGGTGATAGGGTCAATCACTTTGTCATCCAGATCGCCGCAAAAATTGTTCCTGCCATCGACACCAGCATGATGCCAGCGGTCTTGATCATGATGCCCTCAATGCGCTTGAGCCGCGCATTGATCTGATCATAGCGAATGGCGCAGACCTCCTCATGCGTGGTCAGTCGTGCGTCTGTTGCGTCAATCGTGGACATTACAACCCCTGGCCTGGCGTGATGTAGACCGTGGCTGCTGCGCTGGACAGGCCGCTGAAGAACGTGGTCTGATTGAAGCGCAGAATCTCCACGGCACCGGCCACCAGCACGATGGCTGCTGATGGCGTTCCAGCCACAGGTGCCACAGCATTTGCAGCGGCCTCTGCAGCGGTGCTGCCAGTGCCCAAGAACACCGTGGTGTTGCCTGCATTGATGAATCGAAACTGGCCTGCGTTCTGCGGGTCGAACTTCTCATAGACAGGCGCTTGGATGCCAGTAGGAGCTGATGTCGTGGCTGCGACGACTACGGTCTTGCCAAAGGGTGCAAATGCGATTTGTGAATTGCCAGCCATGTCAGACTCCTTGTGCAGCAGTGGCTGCTTTGTACGCTGCGATCACGCCAGCGGTGTGGGTGGCAGCGCAGATGGCCTGCACGCGAGCATCCTCGCCAGCGTAATCGTCGCCTGGGGCAACGACATGCCGATGGAAGGTGCCGCTGATCTGCTTGCCATCTTCGATGATGGCGGTCTTGGTGCGTACTTGGACGCAGCCGTTTTCAATCACTTCGATGCGGTCAACAACGATTACTTTTTCGAGAGCCATTTTGATAATCCAATCAAAATCAAATTCCGGTGTTCCGCACCGGCACGGCTTTAACCAATGAAATTAACCGTGACAGAGTGTGAAGCGCCAAGCCTGTTTTTCACATTCAGTTTGCCGCCCGTGTACCACATATTAAATCGCCCATCTACATCAGGATTAGTTCCTCCTGTTGAGACTTCAAAAAGGCTACCTCCTGGGGCTGCGATTGAATAAATTGCGTTGCCACCAGTCGCAAACACTGCTTGTGTTGTGTAGTCAAAATCGACACTGACGATGAACAACCCCCGCCCTGTATTGAAAAAACGAGGCGCAAATTCATACGTGCCATCGTCAACAATAAAAGTGCTTTGAACTGAAGTTGCACCACCAATAGCCCCAGAAGGATCAGCCAAAGCGCCGCCATTCAACATTGGTGCTTGATTCAGACTTGCACCAACAGAATATACGTTCAAGAATCCTTGGTTTAAAGCACCACTTACTTGACCGTTATAACTTGTTGGTGTTCCAGTTGTAGTCGTTATGAATGGTTTGGCGTTTGCAGGAGTGCTAACACCATCAATATTCATTACGCTGGTGGAAACAATGTCAAAATTATTGTTTGTGTTGTTTGTGCCAACAGCCGAATAATTTAATTTTGGAACAACAACATTGTCCAACCTAAGTATTCCGTAGGAACTTGCCCCAAAGCCGACAGTTGTAATCCAATCAACAGGGTTGTTGTTCACAGAAACATTGCTGACCAATATCAATGGTTTTGATGGAATACCAATACTAGTATTGCCAATAGTTGCGCTGACAATAATGTCTATCTTGTTTGTCCCGGTAGTTACACCAGCGCTGATTGAGTTAAAAACCTGAATTCCATCAACCATGCAGCTGCCAGTGTCTTCACCGTAATCAGCGCCTTGAAAAAAGCTAACAATTGACAAACCAGTTTGAATAGGAGATTTACTCCCTCCATCATAGCCCCGATAGAAAAATTGGCAGTTAGATACTGAGCCAACACCATACTGAAAGTTGATCTCGGTACTGCCGCCAAAATTTGTGTAGTCACTATCACGAATAATTGTTTCGTCTCGCACCGATCCAACAGCTTGGATTTTTAGCGCTCTGCCTCGGCAATTTCGAAAGATATTACCAAAAGATGTTAGTGTTGCGTCTACGTATTGGCCGGATAGCGTTGTTGGGTCAGGCCCAAAAAATCTAAACGCATCGTTGTCTACGTTAAATGCTGACCCTACTAAATCATCACTATAAATAGCTGCATATTGGTTCCCAAAATGCAAACATTCACGAATGTATTTAGCTGTGTCGTACGGTGCAACCGTGATGCCAGAAGTTCCATTAGAGCCTGGGTTTCCAGTCCCTGCTGCTCTGGTGATAAGTCTAATCCGATTGCTCTGGATAGTAACAAGCTGGAAAGAACCTGCAATATAAACAGCGTTATTCCAAATACTAGCTACATTCATCCTAAAGCGAATGAATAGGTTGTTAGAGATTGTGCAGTTTGGTAGTGTGTTGCTTGAAGGGGCGGCAGAATTGTAAACACGGATGCCACCCGCAATCTGATCATTGCCATCAAACGATAGCCCATCAACTGTCAATGAGTTGTTGCCTGTCTCAATATCAATTAGCCGATTGATGTTGTTGTTTGCGCCCGTGTAAATAAATGTCCCGTGACCGTAAAATGTCACATCAGTAGTAATGGTCGCGGAAACATTGGACGCAAGCGCATAAGTTCCTGCGGGAACAAAAACTTGTTGCGCCCCTGACTGTAATGCGGCCAAAAGTGCGGCACTGCAATCTGTTGATCCATTACCTACAGCGCCATAATCCAAAATATTGGCTGGCGCTCCAGTTATCATCGAATAAGAAACTTTTGTAAGCGACATCTTATTCCTTAAACAAAATAAGTAACTGTAAAATTAATGCCAGCGCAAGCAGTTATTGCAGAAGAAAGATAAATTGTTGTTGAAAATGCAATGAGCGTGCTTCCTTGGTTCACGTTTGCTATACCTACGCTTCCTGCAGATGCAGGTGGTGCTATGTTAGATACCGTAAACGGTAAATTTGTGCAAATTGTTCCACCAGATGCACCAGCAATAGACGTTGCCCCAGAAACGGAGCCATTTATTGTCACTTGTCTACCAACTTTTGTGTAAGTTCCAGACGAGCTAAAAGCGCCAACAACTGTAAGACCCGGACCTTGGTTTGGTGTCCAAGTTCCTTCTTCGTAGTCGTTCAGCAACTCACTGGTCATGCCACCTGGGTTTGGATTGATAGAAAAGTCAATTCCTTTTCCTGCAGTTCCAATGACGAGGTTGCCAGCGACAATGGTTTGGTCGCCTGTGCGTGTTGATGGAAATCCAACTGTTTTGAGCATTGCTTTCTCCTTAGAACAGGAATTCGATGACGGATGTGACCGGAGGCGCTTGAGAGAACGTCACGTTCCCACCGGACACCGTGTAGGTGTTCTGGTTCTGGTAGACGCCATTGATGTAAATTGCAAACGGTGTGGATGACACCGGAAAGATGGTCTGAGATCCATTGCCAGTTGCATTGGTGGCCACAGAGCCAGAATCAAGATTCCCGTTCAGCGAGCTGTAGACCAGGCTGCCTTTGCTGTCTTGCACCAAGATGCTGTAGTCGCTGCCAGCGTAGAAGCGTGATGGCGTGCCCTGGTAGACCGGATAACCGTTAAGCGTTCTGATCGGCTGCGGTGCTGCAATGGTCAGAGCCGAGTCCCAATAGACGCTGATCGGGTTGGTCTGCGGATTCAGGTTGACCGTGCCAACCCAGATGTACCCGTTCTCGAGCGGCAGGCCGTCAGCGCCAGCGAATGCTGGGTACGGTGGTTGAATCGAGAGTGCGCTCATTGTTGTTTCTCCTGGGTGGATTGTGCCTGTTGTTGCTGCTGGATGGTAGATGTCAAACGCTTGAGCAACGCAGCCTCCTCGGGACTTCCTACAACGGTCTGTGGTATTTTGATCAGCAGGTTGCGAATTGGCGCTGACTCATAGATGCGAGCAGCAACCCCAATGCCGCCAGCAGTTCCAAGCGTTGCAAGGAACCCTAGCAGGCCGCCACCAAAGTAGCTAGACAGTGCCGCAGCACTGACGGGGATTGCGGCTTGGACGCCTGTTGGCGGTGCTGCTGCTGCCTCAGATGCTCGTTTTGTGATGTTGAGTACCCTGGTCAGTCCTTCGATTTGTTTGAGGTCATCACCACTGAAAAAGACGCCAACGGATGTTCCAAGACGTTTGACTTCATTGGCAAACTTATCAGCAGAAATCACAGTTCCTTCTGCGACTTCTGAGGTTGCTTTTTCTGCTGCGCGAGCAAGAATTGCAGCTCTAGCGCTTTCACGCCCTGCTGGTGTGAGGCTGGCATAAAGCTGCCTGACTTCACTGGGTTTCTTGCTGAAAAGCATGTTGCCAATGACCTCTGGTGTGGCATCACCGCGTGTGAGCACTGATTTCAATGTGCTCATGTCAAGCTCGCCAGCAAGATCAGCCAGCCGCTTGTCTGCCACTTTCCACTTTGTCACATCACGACGTTCACCGACCTGAGTGATAAACGACTCCATGTCGCGCTTGAGCGGGCCGTAGATGCTGGACAATGCCTTCTCACCAATGCCACGAACTGATGCCAGTTCTGGAGCCTTAAAACTTTCTCCGATCTGCTTTCGGAGTGTCTCAACGTTGACCAAGTTCTGACCTTGTATGGCCGTTTTCCAATCTGTTAAACGGTCAATGATTGGCGCGACTTCTTGGGTTTTTAAGCCTTGCAGTTTCGCAATCTGTTCGTCGATGGCATTGACCGTATTGGTCATCGGCACTGTGCCAGCTTGTCCAAGACGTTCAATGACTTCGGTTTTTGCGCCAGTGTATTTTGTAAGATCAGCGCCTCGTTTAGTGGCCAAATCCTTCATCACATCGTCTGATGCTCTGGCAGCATCATCAGCTCCAAAGTCTCGCAACACATTGCGCACAGCCTCGATGCGCTGGGTTTGTTGAGTTTGACGCACTCCACCAGTACCAGCAACAGGAATGCGCTCTCCAACCGTTTGAAGCCACTTCGATGCGAAAGTACGC